TTAGAGGATAATGGCAGGTCAATTAGACTCAGTCTTTAAAAATGTTGCTAAAAGTGTTGTTGCCAGTTTAGGAGACTCTTTTAATCACACAATTACTTTTATTAAAAAAGGAGTTCAAGAATACGATGTAGATAATGGAGAACTTGTAAGCATAAATACAACTTATTCAGATATTAAAGTTCCACTTGAATTTATACAGTCGGAAGAAGAAGAAGGACAACAACTGAGGAGAGCTAAACTTTACATAACTCCAGATTTAATTGGTGATAATCAAGTTACGTTCCAAGATAAAATAAAGCTCACTTATGATGGACAGGTAAGAACTGCACAGATTTATGACATAAATACTAAAAAAGGCAATCAAGTCTATCTTTATATTGTTATGGTGCGGTTCTAATGGCTAGGAAAAAACATCTATTAAAAAGTGATCCAATCGCAGATTTAGAAGCACAAATAAATGCTGACTTTAATTCTGTCATTAATAAAACTCATAGAAGTTTATCGACTAAAACCCATAGTCCTGTATGGACAGGATTTTTTGCTTCTAGTTGGAAAGTAGCAACAACTGGCATAAAACCTAAAGATGATGCGAGAGACTTTGCTCCCTGGAAATCTATAAGAAAACAAGAAACTATAGATTTTTTTAATCGCAAACCATCCACAAGACCAACCAATCCAACCATACGAATAAGATATCCTAATAAAAGAACATTTAACATTAAAAGACCTGTTTTTATTGGAAACAGAGCAAAACACGCTGCTTATGCTTTAGAAAGTGGTAAAATTCAAAACTTTATACAAGGTCGTTTAGGTAAAATAATTAGAGACACTATGAAAGAAAAGAAAACTAAAGGTAGAATATTCTTACAAGCAAGACAAAGCCCTTCACTTACAGGTAGGAAAAGTCCATCAGCAGGCTATACGGAGCTTAATTTATGAGTTTAAAAAATACCCGTGCTGCATTTGAAAAAGCGGTTACTGATGCCGTTTTAGATGGCGACCCAGAGATTTCAATGGTTTATGACAACCTAAATTTTAATACTCCTGGTCAAGAACAAAAATATGTAGTAATGAATGTAAATTATTCACAATCAACTATTCAACCTCATGGTGCAGCTTTAGATTATTATTCTGGAGTTATTCAATGTAATATTCATGTTCCTAAAAATGTTGGAACAAAGGTTCTGATAGAAATAGCAGAAAGAGTTATAGATGGATTAACTTCTGTAAATGCTTCTGATTATACTGATACTTTTTCAGTAAAACCTAGAGTTCAAGATATGGTCGGACCAAACTTATTAGATATTGAAGAAAGAAGTCATTTCGTTGGTGTAATATCTTGTCAATTTTCAGCTAATGCTTAGTATAATAGAATAGCATTGTATTATTTATGACTAGAGCAATCGAACTTTTGAAAAATAGTTTTGGTGTAAGCCAGCTATATCAACATGACGTAATAAAAGATGGAGTAATAATTTTAAGTGTTTACTGGCATCCTCTTACTATTGCTGAGAGAGAATCAATAACAAAAAAATCAGATGCTAACGATCCAAATGACTTTGCATTGGCCTTGATGATTACAAAAGCATTAGATAAAAATGGAGATAGGCTTTTTCAAGATGGCGATAAAGCATCTCTTAGAAGAGAAGTTGAAGCAAATATTTTACAGGAGATACAATTAGCCATGATAGAAGCTGGTCAAACCAAGGAGGTATCAGAGGCTAAAGCCGATTTGAAAAGCTAATAGTCATTGGAGATTTATTTTTTCATTAGCAAAAGAATTAGGAAAAACTGTTGCTGAGTTATGTGAAACCTTAACTATTGAAGAAATGATAGGTTGGGCTGCTTATTCTGAAATAGAATATGACGAATATGAAAAACAAAAAGAACAAGCACAAAAAAATAGTGCTTTGAAAGGGAAAAGAGGTAGAATAAGATAAATGTTTTATTTTTTTAAGTGGCCGACTATACAGTAAATCTAAGACTTGCTGTTCAAGGAAGCAAAGAGTTAGAAAAATTAAATAAAAAAATTGACAAAACAAGAAAGCAGTTAAATAAAGCTGAGATTGGAAGTGCCAAATTTGATAAATCTATAAAAAAATTAATAAAAACCGAAACTAATTATGGACAGGCACTCAATAGAAGAACAAAAGCTATTGATAATGCTCTTAGAGCAGCTACAGGTATGCAAACTGTAGAGCAAAGAGAGCATCAATTATTAATAAGAGGTAATAAATTAAGAGATTTACGAGCCAGAAAAGAAAGAGCCTTAAATCGTCAAAGGATGGCAACCAGAGGGATAACTGGAGCGATAGGTAGTGGAATCATTGGTGGTGGTTTTCCTCTGCTTTTTGGGCAAGGACCGATAGCTGCTGCTGGTGGTGCTTTAGGTGGTGTAGCTGGTGGTGCATTATCAGCAATACCTGGGATGGGTCAAATGGGCTTTGCCCTTTCTATTGCTGGCACAGCTATTGGATCTGCTATGGAAGATCTAAACCAAGCGTTGCGTAAACCAGAAGAAAATATTGACAATTTAGTTGGCAAATTAGGTTTAGTTGGAACTCCTACTGAAAAAATGGCTAAAGAGTTGGAAAAGTTAGGTTTAAAAGGTTCAGCAGCAAAATTAGTTATGGATAAATTTAATGAAAGATTTGGTAATTCTCCTGAAATTATAAAAGAAAATTCAGAAAAGATGCTTGAATTTAAAAATAAAATTAATGAGTTAGGAACAGCTATAACTTTGTTTTTAGGTAAAGCTTTGATCCCATTTATAGATTCAATAACAGGAGCGATGACTCAGGGTAAGTTATTGAAAGCGTTAGAAGCTCAAGAAGGAGCAAATTTTTCTAAAGCACAACAATCTATCGTAAATCAATCTCAATTAGAGGCTCAAAGGTTATTCAAAACTACAAATCAAGGTAAAGATATTGGCAAAAGTTATAGTCAAATTTTTGACGAAAGACTTACTTTTAATCTTAAAAAAGCAGTTGGTTCACCAGATGTTACTCCAAATTTATTACCTGGAACTCCGCAAGGAGGCACATCACCAAAAGATCCAACTCAAGATTTTATTGATAAGACAAAATTTAATAAAGAAATTTTACCTTTACAACAAGCTTTAGAGCTTGAAGAAAAACGACTAAATACGAGTGCTGAAAAACTAAATCTGATGCAAGAACAATTTGAATTAACTAATTTAGAAAACGAATTAGAACTTTTAAAACTAGATAATAAAGGAACAGAAAATGACTTACATGGTGACACTATAAAAAAATTAGAAGCACAAATTAATTTACAAGAACAAGTTGTCAATAATGCAAAAGCACTTGCAGATCCTTTTAGGCAAGTTTCTAATATTATCGCTCAAGATATAGGTGATGGTATTAGAGGTTTAATAAGAGGAACTGAAACTTTGGGTAATCTTTTAAATAACGTAGTAAATAAGTTAATAGATGGTTTTATCAATATGGCAATATTTGGTAATTTTGGAGGAACTTTTGAAAGAGGTTCAGGCTTATTAGGAGCAATATTTAAAGCGAATGGTGGGCCAGTAAAGAAAGGTGGAAGTTACATAGTAGGAGAACGCGGACCAGAAATGTTCAGCCCAGGTGTTTCTGGTACGATTACACCAAATCATGCTTTGGGAGGATCAACTACAGTTGTAGTAAACGTAGATGCTTCTGGCACTGAAGTTCAAGGCGATGAAGAACAAGGAAGAGAACTTGGTCGTCTTATCTCGGCTGCGGTACAATCTGAATTAATACAACAGAAACGACCTGGAGGAATACTTGCATAATGGCTACCTTCCCTTCAATAAAACCTACATACGGAATCCGTAAAAAATCTCAACCTAGAACCAGAACTATTCGTTTTGCTGATGGGTATGAGCATAGACTTTTATTTGGTTTGGCTCAACATCAAAATCCAAAAGAATTTAGTCTTACTTATGAAGTATCTGAAACTCAAGCAGATGAGATAGAAACTTTTCTTGATGCCCGTGCAAATGATAGTGCTAGTTTTGATTTTGCTGAAGGTTTTTTACCCGAAGAAACTGCCTCAAACTTTAAATTTGTTTGCGAAAACTGGAGTAAGTCAATACCTTATAACAACAGAGCTAAAATACAAGCCACTTTTAGACAAGTATTTGAACCAGCATCGTAATGACAGTAAATTCAAAAATATTTAGCAGTCTACAGGACATCAATCCATCAGCAATAATTGAACTGTTCACTCTTCAATTATCAACTGCACTGCATGGTGCAAATACAATTTATAGATTCCATGCTGGCAGTAACTTAAACGCTAACGGCAAAATAGTATGGGCTGGGAACGAGTATCTTAGATTTCCTGTTCAGGCATCAGGTTTTGCGTTCCAAAAAGGTCAGTTACCAAGACCAAAATTAATAATTAGTAATGCTCAGG